GAACCCGCCCCCGAGCCCGATACTTCTCTCTCTTTCGACTGAGGCCCCGCGCCGGCTACCCCAGTCTTCGCTCTCTCTCTGCGCGCTTTCTCGCGGTCTGTCTTGCGAGTTTACTGGGCTTCCTGCGCGATCTCTGGCCGTCACTTTCACGTCGGGCGAGAGGGTTCTCCCGGGAAAATGGAGCACCCACGGCGACATTTTCCCGGGCCGGTACCGATTCACCCCTCACCCTGGATGTTCCAGGGTGAACCCCGATCCCCCCCCAGATGGACTGCTGGGGGGGGATTTTTTTAGGGGGGGGGCCAGCACACGACCCTCTCGATGCAAGTGTGCGGACTGACCGGAAATGCTACTTTTCGGTCAGTCCACAAAAAGGAGTCACCCCATGAGACGACGTCGACCCATGCGCGGCCGTGAGGCGCGCAAGCGGTATTCCCGAGGCCGCAAGGCTTCCCGCAAGATCAATGGCAAGATGCCCCCCCGAGGCGGCTGGAGAGTCTGATTCCCTGTACCAGTCCGATCTCGATTCGTTCGGGTGTTCCCGATCCCGCGAAGTTTTCGAGGTGGCAGCCTCGTCAGCATGTCCCCTGCGGCCGTTGTATGGACTGCCGCCTCGATTACTCTCGCACCTGGGCAATCCGGATCAGCCACGAAGCCTCGATGCACGAGGATAACTGCTTTCTGACGCTGACCTATGACGATGCCCACCTGCCGCCGACGGGCTCACTCTCCAAGCATGATTGCCAGCTGTTTATGAAGAAGCTCCGCCACCGGATCCCGACTAAGATTCGTTTCTTCCTGGCCGGCGAGTACTCGCCTGAGTTGGAGCGCCCGCACTACCATGTTTGTCTGATGAACTGTCCCCTGCCGGACCCTCGGAGGGTTGCCCCATCGAAGAAGACGAAACATCCCCTCTTCGAGCACGATCTCATCGACGAGAGCTGGCCCCACGGCATGGCGCGCTTCGGCGAGCTGACGTTCAAGTCTGCGTCCTACGTGGCCAGCTATTGCACCAAGAAGCTGACTGGCCCGGATGCTGTCTGGTATCACGGACGGCAACCCGAATTCTCTCTGATGTCCCGGAACCCGGGCATCGGCTCCGGCTGGTTCGATCGCTATCACCGCGACGTTTTCCCCTCGGACGAGCTGATTGTCCGAGGTAAGCCATCCAAGCCCCCACGCTACTACCTCGAGCGCCTGCCCGACGATCTCAAAGAGCGTGTGAAGGACAAGCGGCAGGACGAAAAAAAGCCGCTAGACTGGAAGGCTCTGGCGGCTCGGAAGCAGAACACCCGAGCCCGTCAAAGTCTCTACCGAAAGGGCAAGCTATGAAATTCTGGGAAGCCTTGAAGTCTCTCATCACCGACCTGGCCGACGTTGTTCGGCGTCTCATCGAAGGAGCCAACTGAATGCTCAAGATCTTCGCCGTGCGTGACACAACCGGGCAGACCTACCTCCCCCTCTTCGAGTCTCCCAACGTCGAGACCGCCAAGCGGGATTTCAATATCACCGCGGCGAACCCCGATTCCGGTTCCATGTACTTCTACCCGAAGCAGTTCGAGCTGCACGAGCTGGGCGAGAACGACCGCGTGACCGGCAAGCGGAGCTGGCTCGACAATCACATCAATCACGGCACCCCCACCCAGCTGCCTGGGCGTATCTTCGGCAAGGCCGAGGAGAAGACCGAGGAGACTTCCGATGAGTCGTAATTTCGTCACGTCCCAGCAGCGCCAAGCGTCGCAGCCGGGTAACGACATCCCGCGCTCTCTCTTCGACATGTCGCACGACATCTCGACTGCGTTCGACGCTGGCCAGCTGATTCCCTTCCTGGCTCATGACCTCCTTCCCGGCGACACGTTTACCGGCAAGCTCGATGGCTTCGGCCGTCTCACGTCCATGATCCGTCCTCTGATGGACGGGCTGTATCTCGACTTCCATGTCTGGGCCGTTCCCTACCGCCTCATCTTCGAGGACTGGAAGTACCTGATGGGCGAGAAGGACAACCCCACGGACCCCGATCCCGATGTCGAGATGCCCGAGGTGACAGTGCCTGTCGGCGGCTTCGCCGAAAACAGTCTCTTCGACTACCTGGGCATCCCCCCGAGTGTGGATCACGAGTGGGTCTCGGCCATCTTCTCGCGAGCATATGCCCTCGTGTGGAACCAGTTCTATCGGGACCAAAACCTCCAGGACCAGACTCCCTTCGACGCTGGTCTCGGTCCCGATACGGCTGCGGATTTCCCGATCCTGCCCCGAAACAAGCGTCACGACCTGTTCACTTCCAGCCTACCCTGGCCCCAGCTGCCCGGTGGCGAGCAGACCCTTCCGCTCGGCACCAGTGCTCCTGTCGCCCTGACCTCGAACGCGATCTCCGGCACGGGCGTGCCCTCGTTCAACGTGTCTGGCAATACGATGACGCTGCAAAAGCTGACCGGAGGCACGCAAGCGGTCTCCTGGTCCAGCGCGACCGGCACCGATACGACTCCGGCCTGGTCGAACCCCAACCTCATCCTCTCCAACATCAACGGCCTCGCCGATCTGTCATCGGCGACCGCGCCAACCGTGAACGTTGTGCGAGAGGCATTCATGCTCCAGGCCATCGCCGAGCTGGAGGCCCGCTCGGGCCGGCGTCTCCAGGAATTGGTGAGAGGCCACTTCGGCGTGATGGGCAAGGACTATCGTCTCCAGCTCCCTGAATGGGTGGCTGGCGCCACGCACACCGTCCAGAGCAACCCCGTGATCCAGCAGTCCGGCTACGGCGACGCGGGTGGACCCCACGAGGAGCTGGGTGCCGTCGGTGCTTTTGGCACCGTCAATGGCACTTTGAATTTTTCCTACAGTACGACTGAACATTGTGTTTTGCTCGGGCTCGTCAGCGCGAGGTCTTCTCTCTCGTACGCTCAAGGTCTGGACAAGAAATTCTCGCGTCGCACGAAGTACGACCACTATTTCCCGCATCTCGCTCACCTGGGCGAGGCTCCGGTCTACAACCGTGAGATCTATGCCGACGGGTCGCTCGGTGGCACCGAGGACGATGACGATGGCATCTGGGGCTACAACGAGGCGTGGGCTCAGTATCGCCGTATGCATTCCGTCCGGACTGCCGAGATGCGCCCCCAGCATTCGCAGACCCTCGCCGTCTACAACCTGACGGAGGAATTCGCGACCCGTCCCCATCTCAACGATGATTTCATCAAGGTCAATCCGCCCATGGATCGGATCCTCGCCGTCAACGGCGATGCTCGCCAATTCAAGATCGATCTGTGGATGGATGTCAAGTTCGCCCGTCCTCTGCCGGTCTACTCCGTGCCCGGCTTGGCCACCCGACTGTGAGCCTCCTCGGGGCTGTCGTCGGATTCGGCGCCGCTGCTGGCGCCGGTGGGCTCCAAGCGGGCCTTGGCGCTCGTGCTGCGAGGCAGCACCGAGCATGGCAGGAAAAAATGCGCCGGACTCAATATCAAACCATGCGGAAGGACATGGAGAAGGCCGGCCTGAATCCTCTTCTCGGCCTGGGCACTGGCGGTGCCGGTGTCCCCTCTGGTGGTCAAGCCAACATGTCCGGCGTCAGCCAGGGCGTCTCGGCCGGTGTCGCTTCTGTGCTTGCTGCTCGCAAGCTCAAGGCCGAGATCGGTCTCCTCGAAGCCAATGCTGACAAGGCCGGCAAAGAGGCTCAGGTCGCCGAAACTATGGCCGGCCTGAACTCCTCCAAGCACGCGTCGAACGCGATGCAAAACTCCGTCTACCGTGAACAGATCCAGACCGTTCTCGCTCGCACGAAGCGCGAGCTGGACGACATCAACTGGTGGAATATGAACCCCACCGAGCGCGAGCGTTGGCTCCGCTCTGACGGCCGTGGCGTCATCGGCCGTCTTCTCAACGATCTCATGGGCTCCTTCAAGGATACCGAGCCCCATGCCCGTCGCTCCGGCCAGGAGCACCCCTTCCTCGAGCCGCTCATCAACAAAATCCTCGGCCTCGAGGTCAACCCCGAGGACTACCGTCCCTCGAAGGAACGCGACGCCGATGCACGGCGGCGCCGTCCCACTCACACCCCTGTCGGCGAAGGCCGACGTTCGGAGCTGAATCGATGAAGCGAACGCCTAAGAACGTCCGATCCCCTGGTGGCGGACAGAACATCACCAAGCAGTCTTTCGGCAAGGATCACGAGCCTTCCCTCATCATGGAGCGTCACCGCAAGGCGGGTGTCGATCCCGCGCTCCCTCTTCCCGAACTCAGCCAGTTTCGGGACGTGAGCAACGTTCCCGATTTCCAGACTGCGCTCAATACCGTCGCCACCGTGCGACGCATGTTCGACGAGCTCCCTGCGCGGACCCGCGCCACGTTTCACAACGATCCAGTCAATCTCCTGGACATCATCGAGCTCGCGGACAATGGCGAAGAGAAGGCCATCGACCTCCTGGTCTCCACGGAACTGATGCCTCCTCCTCCTGAGCCCGAATCGGATCCGGCCCCTACCCTCTCCCCCGAACCCGCC